ACCTTTATAATTGTGAAGGTTTTATGACAGATATGGAGTTAGTCGATAAGATCAATGATACTTTTAAGAATGATACTGAACTTGGTATGACTCTTGCGGGCCTAATTGAAGTCGCGCCCAGGGATTTCTTTACGCCTATGGGAGACCGAGAAATTTTGTTTACTAGGTCAGCGGTGAAGAAAGTTATTAAGTATCTTGATGCTTTTGATCTTAGTTTAAATCAGATGGTAAGAGCCAATAAATCTAAAAGGCATAATGGAGAGGTGAGACAGATTCAGGTAACGAATCTGGATACGGAGCCTGCCATGACGTATGGATATAAACCTACTGATGCAGAATTAGACAAAGCTGTTGAAGAGAATGAAGCTTTTCAGAAGAAAATAGACAACGATCCAATAGAACAAGCAAAAATACTAGCGACCGCTACGCCTGTTGTGACACAATAAAATTACTAACCAGAGCGGTTGTAGCCATAAAAACAGCTGCTCTGGCTTTATGGAGGGCCTTGCGTACTGGGGCTCTTTCTTCTTTAGTGGGTATTTTTTTTAATTCCAGATATTTTTTATAATACTTAATCCATTTAACCTGGCGGTCGTTAAAAGTTACATTTCCGTTTTTTACAGCTTTAAAGTAGCTACCCCTTACTTCTTCTGGATCCCACCCAGACCACCAACAGATAGTTTGAAAATCTTTACTGTCCTCTGCTATCCATTCATGAGCTTCCATTTTATAAATGCTAGATTTACGATCTGATTGGTGTAGTTGCACATCTTCGAAAGCATTTAATAAGACATGGCGCCATAAGCGTTGAGAGGCGGATATATGATTTTGGGCTACGACTTCTCTTGCAATATTAATGCCCATAAGTTTTAATAAGTTTACTGAGTAAGTCACGATAGTGAGCCGAAGCCTCCATAGGTAAGTTTAATTGAGAGGTGAGTTCATATTGTTTTTGAACATCATCAATAAAATGATAAATTTGTGCACCAGACCAACTCTCCTGTTTAGGTAGGCCAACCATATCCATTTCGTCATAATACATAATGTCTTCATTATAATTTGATATGTGCATCTTTGCTACCCTTGACCAGGTTAAGTTTAACAACATTGCCCTTATATTTTTTTGGTTTGTGTAATTTATAAATGTAAGCAGCGTCTCCCATCATAGATGGATCGAACTCTGTTTTATATCCATAATTAATACCGTTGTGAAGAGAGAACATCACATTGGTAACGAGATTGTAGTCTTTTTGATTTAGAGAGCGCGCAAGAACAACGAGTGATTTTGCAAAATCAGTGATACCATCCTTTGGATTTGTCATCAATATAATCCTCACACCATTTCATTACATTCATTAAGTTAGAAGTAGGTATTCGTGATCCGTGGTCCGTGTTTCCTGTTCCATGACAAAAGAGGCACGCTGCTCGCATAATGCTTTGTGTTCCTTTAATAACACCAGTTCCTTTGCATTCTTTACAAAGTGCTGGTGATTTCTCTTTAAACATTTTTAAATTCATTTGCAACCTTTATATGATCTCACACCCAACTTCTGCTGTCGAGACGCTTCAGTGGTCATTGGTCGGAGCCCCCTTTCTTTTTTCTTGTACCAACGGATATCGTAACCATTATTCTTACACCATTTATAATGATTTTTTAAAATGACTCTCGACTCTACGTTCATTTCTGCACGACTTCGTATTTAATATCCTTAGGCATTTCAGCGAGGGGGATGCTTTCCATCACGTTTCCCGAAACAGAAATACGTTCACTCGCACTTTGGAAAGGTGCTACATAATGCTTTAAGCTGGCAGGAAAAACAAAAATGTCCCGTTCTTCAGGAAAATGGGATTGATCAGTTATGAATTTTCTTCCCCCCTCTCCGTAAGTAAACATAATGCTTCCTGGACCTCGTGAAGTTCCTATAAATTTCTTATTCTCTTCCTTCAAAGGATCCGGGATCTTCAGATAGATAACAAAGCTTAAAGCCTCTGAATGGTCGTGGGGAGGATTATACTCATGTTGTTTTTGAAAGTTGACCCACAGGGATTTTAAAAGATACTTGATGGGAAGGTTTTTCTTGTCTCCGCTAAAATTTCTCCAAGCACCCTCGTACAGCTCAAAAATGGGAGTAAAGAAAGATTCAAATTTTTTTCTGTTCATGGCATATTCCTCTTTGATATGCCCTGCTAATTTTGAACGGTAGTCTTTTCCTGAACTACGACTGATATAGGCGTCCTCGAGAAGATCTTTATGAAATTTCTCACTAATCTTGAAGCGGACCACGCACGGTCCCCAGTGAAAAATATGAATAGGAATATTGGGAGTTTTCATACTTTATAAAAGGTATAGCGTACGGTAAGTTCTTCATCGGTTTTGATATCTCGTACAGTAACCAAATTCCAGTGTTTATGAGGGTAATGAGGATCGTCTTTGTTTGTTGATTTCAATTCTACTTTAACACAGTTATGATTATTGGAATGATTAATGAATCCTCCTAAAGGAGTGCGGAGAAGATGTTCTCCAATCTTGATATGACTCGTTCCCAAATTCATTCCTTGAGCGATATTATCCTTGGCAAAGAGTCCTACACCGTTTATTTTAGAAGTTTTAATCGTGAGTGAATCGGGTAAAGGTTTATACATCTTTTTCCTCCTTCAACAATCCGCTTCGTTTATAATCTTTCCATTTAAGATGAAGGGTATGTAATCCGTCTTCCGTCAAGATTCTAAGCTCCCAGCCCCAGGGTCTGGCTTCTTCCCAGTGTTTAATATAGGTTGGAAGCTCGTGAAAGCTATCTCCTCGAGTAGAAAAAGTTTCCCAATCCAAAACGGTTTTAGGGTTTCCTGCTAGAATGTGTTCAACTAATTTTTTTTGAGCTGCAGGCGAGGGAGTGATATTAATTGTCGGTGAGTCCCCAGGTTTTGTCATAAATATATTCCTTTCCTTCTTTTACTTTTGTCCATGTTTTCCTCGCACTGTCATAGGCATGTCCCTTTAGACTTTTTTCTGTACTCATAATGGTTAACACATCAATGCCATTATACACTTTAGCATACGTACTTTGACTGATAGCCAAAGAACTTCCGCTCATAAGAATTGCAAACTCAGTGCAACCTGTCATTAACAAGGTTAAAAGAATTACGACTATTAATTTTTGGGGGTTCGCCATAAGATGAATTGCTCCTTGATCCATTTTATACAATATTCAAACTTATCGTCAGGATCTGAAACTGTGATGTTATTTCGTTCTATGCCATTAACCTTAAGTATAAGCTTTTTCTCCTTATGATGGAAGCGTATGGCCACCTCTTCTATATTAGGATCTCTAAGGTTACGAAGACGTTCCATATCAATTGAATGTATTCCATCTCCCTGAATATTATTTGAAACCATTACTCCACGTCCTCATTACTCTTATTATTTCTTCCAGACTGTTTATCACCTTGGCTATTTCTTCTCCGTCAATAAATTTTTTAGTTTGGGTAAGTTCGTCATACTCCTGTCGAGTGATGGTAACTTTACCTGGTTCATACTCACTAGGATCGATTTGCTCTTTATTTGCCATTTAATTTTTTTTTGTAAGCTTCAACAGATATGCCGTCTTTCTTGGCACGAAATTTAATGTAGTCATCGACCAATTTAGAGATCATCCCTGCGGGTGCTCTAAATTTTTCCTTGCACATTCCTTTCAAGAGTCGATAGTCTTCAATCTTGACTGCAACGCTTTTCCATTTAGTTATGTCCATGTTCCTCCTTCTGTTGTTTGAGATCGTTTAGTTTTGTTTCTAACAGGGTCACGATCTTGTTAATGTCCCCTAACTTATTGATAATAAGATCTAATTTCTTTTTAATTCTATTCGTTTGTAATTCCTTAAAATAATAAGACCCTTCTTGTGTTCCTCCAAATTCAGCTTTGCCAAAAGGTTTAGCCATCTTTTACTTTTTTCATAATAGCTCCTACTTCTGTTTGATCATATTGTTTTTGAATATCATCAATTTTATGTTGGAGGTGAATTTGTAATTCCCGTAATATTTTAAGCTGCCCCTGCATTGAACCATTTCGATAGGAATCTGTGGTTAATTGAGCAAACTCCATAATTTGTTTTCCAACATCGTCAGGAAGTTTTTTAGTTGTATCTTTAGTATCCATAGTTTAAAACCATTCTAAAATAGTAAATCCCATTATAATATAAATTATCGTAGTTATAATCAAGAACAAAGCAAAATTTCTAGTCATTTGGTTGCTACTCTCTGCCTTGAATCTTTTTCCATGGTGTCAATTTTATTCAAGAGTCCTTTAACTATTTTTCTTAGTCTTTTATTATCATTTTTCAATTCGTTATAGGCTATTTCGTCCATGGTGTCGGTTAAAGGCCTGTTCCGTTGTACATCTTTTCTTAAAGCTGCCATAATACACACTCCTGCAGTTTGTCCGCTGTCTTACAGCTGTGCTATCATCTGTGCCAGTTCTTCTTTAGTATAAGAGGCCATAAGTTGCCCAGGCAATTAAAATTAAACTAATCTTAGGAAACATAAGCATTAACATTAGTATTAAAAATAGAATTATCCAATTATTCATGCCAGTTATTTCCATTACCTTGTTCCCGTCTTTCAGCCAGTTCATCATAAACTAACTGAGTGGCTAGGGATGTACTAAAGGGATGAACAATCTCTCCTTTTGCATTGGTCAATTTCATTTCTTTAATAGCGTCTACATATATATCAAAATCTGTTGAGTCTTCCAACGGAGCGCCGTCAGAATCATTTAAAGGCATGCTCGCTAATTGTTGGTCGATTCGCTCTATGATAGTATGGAATAAGGAGCTCTTACTTTTAAGTTTCATATAGTCTTATATATGTGGGATATATTAATAAGTCAACCAGCAAATGAAGTATATTATGATATTGTGGGTGTGTTCTTTCCTTAATGGACCGAACTGTTCCCCGCCAATGACAAGCAAACAAATCTATGATTCTTGGTATGAATGTAGTCAAGCTGCTTATGCCAAATCTCGTCAAGTGGTAGCGAAGCTAGGATATGCATATGTCAATGAACATGAGGTTGCCACAAAATTTACTTGTAAGCGCCAAGAGCCTCCTGTATAGATTTTAAATGACTTTTTTGGCCTTTATTATGTTCGGGCATATCTGTATTGAAGATCCCGGGCTCTTTGATAAATGCTGGAATATCTACCATACCCCCCAAATTCGCTATTCTAGTGAGCGTATATGCCTAAAAGCAGCGAGTGACTACCTACATGGTGCCCAGGTATATTATAAGCGTAGGAACCTCGCTGTGAGCGAAATAGAGCTATATTGTATAGGTGTGAACCCTATAGGAGACGTGTGATACAACTTTTGAAGCGTTTTATACGTACCATTTATGGCTATATTAAAAGAGATGTCTCTATTGACATTGGATCCCAAGATGACTTATTGTTACTTATGAAGTACTATCGGATCAGGGTGATAGTACAAGGACGATTGTACATTGAGACGATAGAAGCTAAAGACATACAGAGCGCCTTTAAAACTTTGATTAAAAGAGCTGCTGATGGTCTTTTAAAAGTAAAAGAGGATGTGGGCTTTTACCAAAGAAAACAAGTCCAGATCACCTATGAGGAGGTAAAGCATGGCGATTCAAGAACTGGTGCAAACGAAACTGGATCTCGAACACAAATGGGCAAAGAAAGCTTTGACATCGCAACGTGAGGATATGAAATGGATAGATATTAAAATTAAGGATGTTAAGAAGCTTGTCGATAATGCGGTGGAGCAGGATGACAAATTTTCGATTGCAACATGAATAAAACATTAAAAAAGATTAAAAAAATCATGGCTGATATAGATAAGATTGAAGCTAAAGAAGAAACACTTCGAGAAGATTTAGGTGAAGCCGTTGATGAATTAGAAGAAGAATTAGACGAACTAGACGTTTAGTGTTCGTAGTGATCTACGATACGCTGTAACGTTTCTTTTTTTACAATACTAAAGGGTAGGAGATCTTTGGCCAATTTATAGGCATCTCTGAAAGAACATCTCCATCTCCAGTTATCAAAATTTTGTTTATGAGTAGCTTTTCGTATATTTAAAGTTCCGCAACCAGCTTTTTCTTTGAGCCATTCCATTACTTTCTTATGATTCATTTGAATTTCAACATGGATACTGGAACATTTATAAAAATTTCCATTTGAACATTTCTTTATTCTTCTTCTGCAATCAATCCAACCTTCTCCGTCTACAATACCCGCAAAATAGCGAGCATCATTTTCAGTCATGAGCCGTGCCCCATGATCCCCCTGTCTTGACATCAACAACAAAAGGAAGTTTAAATTCTATACAGTTTTCCATTGTTTTTTTAATTTTAACTGCATCTGCCTTTGATTTAATATTAAAACATAATTCATCGTGGAGCTGTAGAACAGGTAAATATCCTTCTTCATAACATGCAAGCATAGCTTGTTTGGTTTGATCCGCTGAAGACCCCTGAATTAAACGATTCAAAGCTTTATAGGTATAGGCTCTTTTAATATTTTCTCTTCCATATTTAGCCACAGCGTTATCGAAAGTCTCTGCTGTGTGTAGTCCAAAATCTTTGGGCTCCCACATATCGAATCTACATTTTCTTCCTTTCTTGGTACGAATAACTCCTTTATCACTAGCCGTTTGCATACAGCGATCAGATAGCATTTTAACGAAAGGAACCTTACGGTTATATTTAGAGATCAATAGAGTAGCCTCTTCTTTGGATACTCCTAAAGAAGTGGCTAATTTGTTTTTTCCCATACCATACATCAAGCCAAGGCCTATGGTTTTAGCTTGAACTCTCTCTATACCTACTAGATCTGCTACGGTCTGGTGAAAATCTGTGCTAGCTTGTTGATAAGCTTCTACGAGTTCAGTGCTTCCTTCATAGCCATTGCCAATGGAAGCTGCATAATGAACCGTCATTCGTGGTTCTTGCTGCGAGTAGTCAAAGGATCCCCACTTGTGTCCTTCTTCTGGCACAAAGAGAGATCGAATCTTTGGGCCAAATTCTTTATTCCGGGCTGGCACTTGTTGCAGGTTGGGGTTCGCCATACTTAATCTTCCCGAGACTGTTCCGCCGTTGTCTCCTCTTAATTGATTTATTTCTGCATGGATCCTTCCCTTCACCTGGTATTTCATGATAGAAGATAAGAAGGTATTGTGAAATTTATTTATTTCTCTCGCCTTAACGACAAGTTTAGCAATTTTATGTTTACAATTAATCAACCAGTTTTGAGTAAATGACGGTTCATCAGATTTCGGGGTACGTGGATATTCTATCTTCAGTTTATCGAAAGCTTTGGCGATCTGGCGTGCTGCCCAAATGTCTGTGTCTAATCCTGATTCTTTTTTTATTTCCCATAATATTCCTTGTTCTTGGCTCTTCATTTCTGTACGTAATGTTTCAGCTAATTCCACTTGTACTCTTACCCCTCGTTGACGCATTGCAATCAATACTGGGAGTAAGTTAGATTCCAGTTCCCATATTGTTTCCAAGCTTTGTTGCATAATTTCTTTTTTGAGTTGTTGCCATAACAGGTACGTGAGTCGTGCATCTTGCTCCGCGTAAAAACCGACATACTCTGCAGGGAGTTTCCACATTTCTCCTTTGGGATCAACGCCGTGTTCCTTCGCTGCAATGATCAGATCGGTTTCAGCTTTGATTTCGCCTAGATAATCTTTAGACAAGGCATTTAAAGAATAAGACCAACGGTTTTCATTCACGATTGCTGCAGCAATCATCGTATCCACGATGGTACCTTTCACTTTAATATCTTCCTGTTCTAACCAGCCTATATCGTACTGAGCATTATGAAATATTTTAGTGCAAGGCAAAGCGCAAATATTTCTCATGTACTTTCTGACTTGTTCAGGAATCATATTGCCTCCTCCATAATGAGCAAAAGGATAGTAACCTTGCCAGCCTTCCACAGCCACAGCAAAGCCAATAATATTTCCATTCCCCGTTGCCCAACCTGCTCCTCGCCCGGAACTAATTCCTTCGTCGCGTGTTTCTAGATCGATGGCAATTTCTTTGGCTTGAGATAAATCTTTATATTCAGCAGGGCAAGACCAGATATGTTTTTTAAAATTCATGGAGAGTTGTAGACTCATTTGTAATCCCTATCAATAATCATATCAATGTAGTGTTTTGCTTTTTCTAAATCTTTGATTTCTCCTTTTGATGCGTGTCGGCAAATATATTTAATAGCATTTCCTTCTGCAAAGAGCAACTTGTTCTCATTAATAAACTCACTCGGCTGGATT